TTTGCGAGAGCGACTCCGGGTGGGATGCGTATGCGAGAGAGGATTTGGGGCCAGTAGATGGCTAAGAGCGATAAGCGACCGATTGGGGGGCGTAGTAGTCAAAAGACCTCTGCGCCTCGTAGACCGCCAAGACAGAAGGTACCTCCACGATCTGGGAAGAGAACTGTTGTTCCAGAAAGTCGTTTTCTCAATGTGCCACGGCGTAAAGATCATGGTTTGGGTGGTTCACCTCGTTATCTTTGGAAGATTAGGATCTGGTAATGGCTACCGCATATCCCGGTGCGCTTGACAGTTCCACTCAGCAGCCTTCACCTAGTTCAACCACGGACCTTGACGCGAGCGGGTACGAGCACGACGTAGTTCATACGAATCATTCCGGTGCGATTATCGCGTTGGAAACCAAACTTGGTACGGGTACTTCCAACGCTGCTGACGCTTCTGATGGTCAGGTGATGACTAGGCAGTCTGATGGTACTACTGCGTGGGAGTCTGTACCGGCGGGTGTTTCTTGGTCGGGTTCCACGGCGAATGGTTTGGCGACTTACGGTTCTAGTTCTTCCGTAGTTTCAGAATCGACCGCCACCTATGACGGGACGACCCTGCAACTGACCACTTCGGGTGGCGGCCTGAAACTGGACGGACTCAATTCGAGCAACGGAAACACGCTGGACGATTATGAGGAGGGGACGTGGACGTGCGCCCTGACCTGCTCAGGGTCTGGCTCCATCACCGTTGACACCGGCAATGACCTCGGCTCCTACACGAAGGTCGGCAAGGTCGTCCACGTCCAAGGACATTTTGAGGTGTCGTCGGTGTCCTCACCGACCGGAACCCTTCGGGTTGGCGGTCTTCCGTTCACTTCGACCGGTTCGGTGTCCGAAGGCCCCGACATGGGAAACAATATGGGCACCGTCGTCAACCTAGCCAACGCCAAGAGTGGCATTCTCACGAAACTCCACCCCGGCGGGACGTTCATGGACATGAACGCTGGGGCCGGTGGTACCGCTGAGGACGCCACCCTCGCCGACGACGTGGACTCTGGCTCCTACTTCCTCATTTCCGGTTCGTACATCGCTACCGCCTAGGAGAAATCATGGCACTTACCAAATCTATCATTGTTGACAAAATCGAGGTTCTAGAACAGGGGCAGGTTGGTGTGCGAACGGCAACTTGTATCTCTGAAGATGGCGTTGAGTTGAGCCGTACATTTCACCGTCAGGTTCTGGCTCCCGGCGACGACACTTCCGGTCAAGAAGCACGGGTGATTGCTGTTGCGAATGCGACTTGGACCGATGAGGTCGTGGCTGATTGGGAGACTTATTTAGCCTCGCTTTCATAGCCAATGATTGACTATCGCCAGTCAGGGATTGACTATCGGGTAGCGGACTACACCTATCAGGGTGTCAAGAGTCATGCCATTGCGGGAGCGATTACTGGTACGGCGACGGTTACAGCCAACATCGTTGAGGTTGCGTCCATTGCCGGTGCGATTACCGGTACGGCAACTGTTACGGCTGCGATTGTAGAGGTAGCGTCAATTGCCGGAGATATCACTGGTACCGCTACGGTTGTTGCTGCGATCACCGAAGAAGCGTCTATCGCTGGGGATATCACCGGTACTGGTACTGTTGCGGCTGCGATTGTGCGTGAGAGGCCGATTACGGCTGCTATTACGGGTACCGCCACTGTTACGGCTGATGTTATTGAAATAGCGTATGTCGCAGGGGCGATTACGGGTACCGCTACTGTCGTTCTCGCGTCCCTTATCCACAAGGTTCCGCAGCCGGAACTTGTCCTTTCTGTTACAAATGTAACAGGATCGTCAAATAACGAAGAACGACAACATACGCTTGAACTACTGGTAGGTGTGTAATGGCTACTTACGATAAGGGTGACCGGGTAAGGGTTACCGCAACCTTCAAGACCGCAGGAACCGCTACGGCTACTACGTCTGCGGGTACGCAACGTAAGCCCGACGGGACCGATACGTCGTTAACCGTGGTAGGTGGTAGCGGTACCGGCATCTACTATGTCGATGTTGATCTGGATCAGATCGGTACCCATACGGTCAAGGTTGCTAGTGATGATGTAGTAATTGCATCTGAAACTATTGAACTTGAAGTAGCCAAATCAGTATTTGATCACTCGTGAATCAAGGCAACGCCGCCAAGGATAAGGGCGAATCCACACGCGCCCTGTTCATGGAGGGGTTGCGCGAGCATGGAAAGATCGAAGCAGCGTGCCGTATCGCTGGTGTCACACGGTCAGCGTACGATAAATGGCGTCAACGTATCCCTGATTTCGCGGAACGCGCGGATGCTGTACGCCATGAAGCCCTTCAGCGTGGAGATAACCCGTGGGATGGCTCGTTTGCGTCGTTCAGGGGCCAGTTCTTTGACCATATGTCGCCTTGGTTCCACATACAGGCAATTGATGCCTACGAGAACACGCCTCCCGGTAATATGACGGTGATTCTTTGGCCTCCTGAACATGGAAAAACGACCCTAGCCGAAGACTATTTCTGTTACAAACTTGCTACGAACCCTGAGTTCCGTATCACCGTAGGGTCTGAGGGGCAGGATATGTCCCGCAAGATCCTTGGTCGTATTCGTTCCCGTATGGAACCACATGGCCCATATCCCCGATATGTAGCCAAGTTTGGGCCTTTTGTACCCCAGAATCAGTCTGGTCGTAAGACTGCACAGTCTTGGGGGGCCGACTACTTCGATGTGTTCAAGAAGCAGCGGCACGATGAGCGTGATTATTCGATGGTTGGGTTGGGTTGGCGGTCAAAGATCGCTGGTACTCGTACCGATCATCTACATATTGATGATATCCAGTCTCGTGTTTCTCTCAATTTGACTGAACAGATGTTTGAGGTGTTTCGTCAGGATTGGTTGACTCGTCCCGGCGAGAATGGGCGCACCACTATCAATGGGACTCGTGTCGGTGAGGATGATTTCTATCAGCGGGTAATGGAAGAGATCGATAACGATCTTTTGCAGGTCATCAAGTTCCCTGCGATCATTACGAATAAGCAGGGTGAGCCTGAACCGTTGTGGCCTGAAATGTTTACGATGGAGAAGTTAGATCGCATTCGCCGCAAGGTGGGTGAAGAGGCTTGGTCACGGAACTACATGCAGGAACCATCATCGTCTATGTCTGCGACATTTACCGATGACTCTATCCAGAAGTGTTTGAATCCTTTGAGGTCCGTTAACCATGAACCACCGAAAAACTGTTCGATCTATATTGGGCTTGATCCTGCTCTCGGTTCCAATAATTGTGTTGTGGCTGCTACGCCGCACGAGGGAAAACTTAAAATTCTTTTCGTTCGGGAAGACACTGGTCTGACCCGCAACGAGCAGATCCTCGGTGTCGTGGAGGACGCTGTTCTCCAATGCATGAGGAATGGTGCTAGCGTTTCCGATGTCGTGATCGAAGCGATGGTGTTCCAGAAGGGTTTGTCTCGTGATGAACGGTTGGTTGAGATGACGAATCGTTACGGGTTTCGTGTGCGTGAGCATCTCACTGGTGTCAACAAGTACGACGAAACGATTGGTGTACCGTCGATGGCGTTGTCGTTTATGCGCGGCGAGATCGATATTCCGTATGCGGACGACAAGTCCACTAGGCATATGGTTGACCAGTTGATTCGCCAGTTGAAGGCGTGGCGTCCCTTGAAGCGTGGTACTCGTCTTCGGCAGGATCAGGTCATGGCTTTGTGGTTTATCTGGATTCTTTGGCGTCAAAGGAAACAATCTTTTGACGTTGACTCTTCACAATTTAACTTTAAAGGACTACCGTGGAAGGCATCTCTGTCTTCTAGTAAGGTGTTTTGATGTATACCTTTGATGAGATTGTTGGGATTGTCAAGCATCGGCAAGAAACCCAATCTCCTTTGCTGCAAAAGATGTTGGATGTCAGGGATCGATATAACGGCGATTATGTCATTCCTATTCCTACAATGGATGATGAACCGGTTCTTCCTCCGTTGACTCCAGCGTTGATTTCAGAGAACATCGATGCGGTCGCACAGCGCGCTGCTTCAGTGATGCCGTTCATTGGATGCCCTGCAATCGACAGCAGCAAGGAACGGGGTGTTCGTTCTAGGGAGTACGCCGATATTAGGCGTAGGGCGTTGGCTGCTACGTGGTATCAGTCGCGTTACAAAATCAAGATGCGTCGCGCATACCGGCATCTGGCCGGGTACGCCACCTCCTGTCTCGTGGTATCTCCCGACTTTGAAAAGGGCGCTCCAAGGATCGATATTCGTGATCCACTTGGTGTCTACCCAGAACCGAAAACATACGAGGATTATGACCCGCCGTCAAATTGTGCTTTCATCCACGGCAAGTCCGGTGACTGGCTACGTGCCCGCTATCCGGCTGCACGCATGGAAAACGGCGGGCCTGTAGATAGTGACGATAGGGCACGGCAGGAACTTTGGGATGTCGTTGAGTGGGTTGACGAGGAACACATGGTCATCGGGATCATGGGTACGCGATACAGCCATTACAAGGAAGCCTATCCGCAGCATTCGTCGCTGATGGAGTTGTCTCGTTCTACCAACAGGGCAATGGTTCCGTGTGTGATCACGCCGGGGCGCGTCACGTTGGACAAGATCGCATCATCGGTTTCCAACGTTGTCGGCATCGTAGATCTAATGTCGAAGATGATGGCGTTGGATATCATGGCGACAGAGAAGGCGATCTTCCCTGACCGGTATATTATTGGTCGTTCGGGTCAGGTACCGATGATTGTCGGCGGCGAGTGGAAAGATGGCCGCGAGGGGCAGGTAAATATCCTGCTTGATGCTGAACAGATCGGAGAGTTGCGTTCGACACCTGATTCGTCTACGAACATTGCAATCGACCGATTGGAACGTAATGCACGGATCTCTACCGGAACAGTACCTCAAATTGGTGGTGAAACATACGGGGCTTTGCGTACCGGACGCGGTATCGACTCGCTCATGGGTGCCGCTCTGGACCCGCGTATTCAGGAAATGCAGGAGATTATGGAGGCTCACCTTCCATATCTGAACGAAGCGATCTTCGCCACTTACGACGGATATTTCGGTAACCAAAAGTTTGCGATGTTTACCGGCTATGCGGGTGATTCTTCACAGGTGGAGTTCACTCCAAGTGAACATTTTGAAACCTACGACAACGTGGTTTCGCATTCGATTCCCGGTGCGGACATTCAAGCGACCACTATCCAGTTGGGGCAGTTGCTTGGAATGAAGGGCATCAGTCTACGTACCTTCCGTACCAAGCATCCCTATATTGACGATGCTGAAGCGGAGGGGCGTAGGGTAGATGAAGAGCAGTTGGAGGAAGCGGTGTTGGCTTCGATCCAGCAGCAGGCTCTGTCCGGTCAGTTGCCGGTGGTGTATGTCGCTAAGATTGAGAAGCACCGCAAGAAGGGCTTGGATATCTTTGGCGCGATTGAGAAGGCTGATGAGGAGATCCGCAAGGAGCAGGCTGCTATGGCCCCGGCTCCTGAAGAGGGCCAGATGATGGCCCCTGAGCAGGCTCTTGGTTTGGCTGGTGGTCCTGAGGCTGCGGTTCAGCAGGGAGCGCCACCACCGGGGCCGTCTGGCGAATTTTCTCCAGAATCGGCTCAACAGTTGGTTAGTGCTTTGAGGACGCAGTAATGCCTCGCGCTAAGAAAACTCTAAAGCCTGAAAGTACTGCTATGGAAGCAGGCGCTTCCTATGGGGAAGTTGGCGAGAATATTCAGGCGCAAGATTCTGAGATGGGTATTCCGTTGCCCGATAATAGGACATCCGATATTCCAACACCGCCAGATCCTCAAGAGCAGATGCCTGCTTTGCCGTTGGATGCCGCGCGTGGATTTCCGAATACGGTTACACCTTTGACTGCTCCCGGTCGGGGAATGAAGAAAATGAACAAGCCACTGGTAATTGATAATCAGATGCGTGCAGCGTCCTTGTTGCGGAGGTGGGCTGAAGCGAGTGATGATCCTTCTATTCGGGCTGCCGCTTCTCAGTTGAGGAACTTCAATGGCTAGATGGTCACCTGCTCGGACTACCCAGCAATGGAATCCGCAGGACGAGGTAGACGATCTCAATAACGAATTTTATAGCACCCGTATGGGGATGCTACTTGATTCGGGTGCTGGCCGGTATTTTCAAGCAGATGCTAGTAGTTTGGTTGAGTTGGCGCAAAGCCCGCTATCTGAGAATGACATGCTGGAAACTTTGGTCATGGCAAATGATCAGGTTCGTATGAATCAGTTGAAGCAGTCGTTTGAGAATATGCCAAAGCAGATGCAGGAGCCGCAATTCCTGTTGCTGCCGAAGAACATGCAGGATCTTTTGGTTGGTTCTGGTTACGAAATTCCAAGTGACAAGAAGAAGGGTTTGTTTGAACGTATAACTACTTGGGACTGGCCCTTGCTTCCTGAAGAGCATCTGATTTCTAAATTGGGTGGTGGTCGTACCGTCGCTGGTGGCTTGGTAACTGCCGGATTGGCTGTTCCGAGAGCGGTGGGATTTGGTCTTGGTAAAGTAGTTGGGACCGGCTGGGAAGGTTTGATGAAATTCAGCCGCTTTGCCCTGCATCTTCAAAGAAGCGGAGCATGGTTGGCGGAAGATTCCCAATGGGGGAACTTCTATAACCCGAAGCGTTGGTGGAAGTCTTGGCAAGAAACGGAAATTGAATCAAATTCGTACAGTAGGCCTGCGATGGATGAGGCTACTGATCTTATTGGTTCCGAGAATGCCAGATTGCTGGGAATGTATTTGTCAAGTCCGCAGCGACTCTACGATTACTTTGAAGGGGTGGCTGAGAGTACCGGCAATGTCGCTGGTGTGATGAACCAGTACATTGAGTTTGAGAAGAAGATCTCTACTCCCAACTTTGTTGAAGCCCGTCAGATTCTAAATGGAAACCGGTTGGATGCCTTCAACTATTCGATTCGTTTCTATAACAAAAATAACTTGTTTCTACCTGATGCAAGTCCTGATTCGGCATATGGCAAGGCAGTCGGCATTACGGGTTCTTTGGCTACCGAGATTCTTCTAGATCCACTCACATATGCGGGTGGAGCGTATACGAAGATTATTCGACCAGCCCGTGCTGGAATTAGGGGGTCTGCTAGAAGTTTCGATCAGGTCGCCTTTTGGGAGAAACTTCGGGCCATCCAACGTGAATCAGACAATATCAAGAATTTCACTGGTCGAATTGATGATTCACAGGTTCATGCTTGGCTAAATGAAACAAGTCGTCCTCTTGTGGGTGGAGGGTTTTTGCGAGGACGATTCAGGGTACCGAATCTTGAACGGTTGAAGTATCTGAATCGTAATCTTTGGAATCAGGCGAAGTCTCAGAATCGTATGGCTGATCGAATCAACCGTGCGTTCAAGGACTACGATTCGATTCTGGATGAAGTTGCGAAGATCGATCAAGATCCTTCTTTAACCGGTGCTGCACGAGAAGAAGCCATTGATGCGGTCCATAGACGGTATGGCAATCCTTTGGCTGATTTGTCTAGAGACTGGCCGTCGCTAGATCCGATCATTGGAGATATGCGGCGGTTCCATTTGAACCAACGCAAGATGCTTTGGGTTCGGCGCGGACAAGATCCCTCAGAGGTGTCAACCGATCTTGCAAATCGGCTCATAGTTCTTGATGACGAATTGGCTGCTGCACGAGCGATGGATAAAGACTTTCAAGATTGGGAGATGATTAGGAGAAAGGAAGCCGAACGAGATGAGATCATAAAGAAGATAGGGGATCGTAGACTTCCGTTTGCGAAACTTTGGACTGACGATATTCAGCCGGGTACCGTATATGTCGGTCCCAATGAAGCCGGTGAATTTGTTGACTTTGTTGTACCGGCAGATCGGATTATTCCTGAAGAACATTTCATAACCGACATGACACTGAGTACCCCCAGAGGGTATGACTATTTTCTCGCTAGTGAAGTTGGGCAGGTCGGTTTGGCGACAAAGGCTGGCGGGACCGGCCCCGAAGCCATGTTCATTCCTCGTATAAGTGCTTTTGGTGCCCAATGGGTCAAGCGCAAGAAGTTTATGGACGAAATTCTAGACTTCGGTTTGCCGCAACACGCCGTGGTGGCAGGCATGGCCCGCATGGTGGGTGATTTTGCCGCTGAACAGAGTCGGCAAATGATCGCTCTGCTAAATGAGGCTGGAGTTGTAAACGATCTTGGCAAGCAGTTGGAACCGCATGAGATCAGGGCGATTCTAACTGCGGGTCTGGATGATGTTGAAACCATGTCAGCAGCAAGACAAGCGGAGGCTGCCAAACACGGACTTACCGGTGAGAAGTTCTACGAGTTTGAGGAACTGATTCAAGAACTTCATTCGGAAGCGGGACGTTTGGTTCTTGAAAGTGGAGAAATGTCCGACCTGCTCCAATGGTATCAGGATGCCGGATTCCAGTTTGCCGACGATGGCGTTACTATCGATCAGGCTGCACGACAGGTTCCTTTCGCGGGTATGGGGCGAGCGGCTAGAAACTATTACGATAATCGCTTCCATGCAGCCAGTACGGCAAATGGTGAAGTAAGGGCGTTGGAGCGGACTGGGCTTATCACGAAGTCTGTTGCTGTCGCCGCATCGTATTATCCGGCGAAGTGGGCGAAAAAACTTACATCGTATGTGCCGAGACAGCAATACTTGGATGTCCTTGGTGATGATGCCATTAGGGAATTCAAAGCATTGGTGGATATGGGTTCTTTGGCCCATATGCCTCGTCAACAGATCGATAATCTCTTAGAGGTCTTCATTCATGGAAATGAAAACCAGCGTTGGATAGTACAAACAGAATTCTTGTTGGATTTCTTAGGTCGTTCCGGTGCGCTACTCATGGGTGGGGCAGAGGTACAGCAGTATTTCAGCAGGTTCATCAGACACGCGGGCGCTAAGTATGGTTTGATAACCGGATCTGATGATGTCGGCTTGTACGGCGTTTCTGTAAAGCGTGCCGTTATCGGCGGGCAGGCCGGTATGGCTCAGATGTCACGGGCAAACATCATTCCCAATTATGCCCAGTTGGCGGTATTGGCTAAACACTTGAGTTTCTACCGGCGTATCGGTTGGGGTGCGCCCTTGGCCTTTGTAGACAAGATGTTTGCTCGTATTTGGCGACCGATGGTTCTCATGCGGCTCGGCTATGTCGCCCGTAATGGTGGCGAAGAGTTGTTGTCGTGGACGTTGAGAGAAGGACCGAAGGGATATGTGGATGCGAAAAGTGCCCGTAGTGCGATAGAGCAGCGTGTTGCTTATGATGCGTATGGGCGGAAGATCCAGATAGATCCCAAAGATCCGAAGCATAAGGAACTTCTCAAAGAAGACGAGTTGTTGAATTTGCAGATGGAACAGTCTTTGTTGTTCCGTCCGTTTACCGGCTTCATGCGGTTTGTCAATGAACTTGGTGGTTGGGGAGACATGGCTATCACGACCAAGGCATTGCAGCGTGCTGCCGTAGATACTGGTGTGAAATGGACTTTCTTGGAGCCGGATCAAATGATCGGGCTTTTCCAAGATGCGCGCCATTCGCTGATACAGGAAATGTCTTCAAGGCCACTCAGTAATATAGGCCGACAAATGCTGGTGTGGGGGCACGGTGCTTCTAATCGTTATGCCCGGTTTATTTCACGACGAGCAGAAGCGTTGGGTATTCCGAAGCGTAGTGATCTTGCACGCAAGTATCTAGAAAAGTTTGACCCTGATCACGAATTACGGGTCGAACTTGCGACGATTATGATGTCGCAGCCGACGATGCTTGATGAGCAGATGAAGTCAATTGTTGGCGGATACGACACGTTCCTTCATTTCGATAAGACTGGATTGGATCAGTTGATGCGAGCCAATCGTGGTGTGGGGGCCACGATGGATCGAATAATGAGACTGCCGTTGGACTATACAAAGACTGATTTGCGTATGGTCCGACATTTGGATGGAATGAATTCCAATGACTATTCGATTGTGATTTCTCAGAATCTATCTCTGCGTTCTGACGATCCCGCTAGTCAGGCTGCCGTTCAGGAATTGATACATTATGTTTCTCCGATCCGAGAGCAGCAGTTGTTGGAGACTGGTGCCGCAGATCGTTTGGTCGATACGATGCATCCGGTCAAACAGAGACAATTCAGGGGTCATCCCGGTAGGCCAGAGGAAACAGTTCCGGCTAGTCCCGGCGAGCAGATGCCGATCAGTGAACAAGGCATCATGGAGATGCCGATCTCTACTGCCTACTTGGCGGACGAAGGTGAACCTCTGACAATCGCCATCGGAAGTCTCATGGAAAACGAGATCCGACACATAGTCGATACGGAGTTTCCGCGTGCAAGAACAAAGGAAGCGAAAGCGGAAGCCCGACGAAAGTTTCTTGAATCTCTTCAGACTGCCATATTCCAAGCAATAGAAACATTGCCGGATGGTTCCATTGTGCGTGTCCGTAGCGGCGATTGGGCCGAAGACACGGTAAAGGCTGCTGTTGGGAATATGAAAGCAATGGGCAGAACTGTCCATCTGGAAACCTATGCCATTCCTCCCACCGGGCCTTATTCATATGCTGTAACTAACCGCGCTGGACACATGCGTAATGAACGACTGGTAGACGGCATCGTTGATCCCGATCATCCCGAAAAGGCTGTACGTGCTGATGCGGTTTGGAGTTTCTATGAGACTGAGTTGTTCGGTCAAACCGTGCAGGCGTTGGATGCGAATTTGCAGGCTCCTGCTGTAGCGAGTACAAGAAAGTTGTTGCAAATTCTCAACAAGCCAGCAGGTACCGAGGCTTCGTTTGCTGCGACTGTTGGAAGACTTGCTGAGGTTATAAACCCAACTTCACAGAAGGATGGTGTTGCTCGTGTGCCGAAGGTGGGTGACACGGTTGCTTTGCGTATCCCTCAACGAGCGAGCGGCAATGTCTTTGAAGTAGACCCAACTGCGGATGCTGGTGGTGCGACAACTGCTGCTGGCCGTGCGGCTGAGGAAGAGTTGCCGACATCCGTGAGTCGTCCATATACCGAAGTCGGTGGTACTCGTGATTCAATGTCGGATCGCGTTGCTGTTGTTGAGGTAACTGGTGTCACCATTTATGACTCAACAGATCCACGGATTAATTCGATTGATACAAGAGGAAATAGAGATAAGTTCATCTTTGATCGTAATGGTGCTGAAGTAATTGCCCGAGTGAAACGGTCAGGACTAACTAGCGAAGGTACGCGAGGTGGCAGGCAAGCAGAAATGCCTGAAGGCTTGGGTCAGAAGCCTGACGAACTCGCTGTTCCTCCTTCTGCACCTCCTTTGGATAATTTGAACAAGGACTTTCTCTGGAAGACTGGCGCAACGCATTCTCGCATGAATACGAAGACCCGCTATTTGTCTACAGAAGATGCGAACAAGATTGTCGTTATCGAATACAAGTTGAGAGAGCCAGATGTTGCTGCTGGAAGAACCAAGCCCGGTCGTGAAGTTGAGGTTCCCGGCGAGATCGATCCCGAAACTGGAAAGACGCTGAAGGCACCGGGACCGGACATGCCGATGGGTGGCAGCCTTTCTGGTCTTCTATCTACTGCACAGCAACGGCGTGTCCGTATCGATTATCAGGCAGCCTTTGGTGATCCGGCGGTAGTGCCTACTGCGGTGAAGCAGTCGGGTCGTTATCGCAGAACTAGAGATGGGTTTGCTTCAAGGGGTCATACGGTTGAGGAAACCGTTGAGGGCGATCAGACTGTCCTGCGGGTTTACAGGAAGGGTACGGCGACAGGGGCCGAGTACATTCCGGCTGAACCAGCCGTTGAACCCATGTCTGCTTCTGCGACGGTTTTGGCGCTCTTTCAGGATAATGCGTATTTTCCTGCGGCTGCCCGCGAGAAACTTCTACGGGCCTACAACATGGAGGGTTCGCCGGAAGAGTTGAGTAGTGCGTGGAATCAGGCTGTTGATGAGGCGTTGGATTTGGTTCCGCCCCAGTATCGTGATATTTGGGAGGATGTGTTGCGTCCGCGTAAGGGCGGATATCGGCCTCCACCGCCGAGTGGGTTGTTGGGGCCGGATGGTCGTCCGTTGGCTCCGTCTGCCGCTCCTGCTGCCCCTGCTCCCGATGTGCAGCCACCTGTACGTGTATACGGCGGCGAGGGACCGAAACAAGAGAATCTGGTTCTTTCAAACTTCGATACCACTTCATTTGAGTTTCGTGGTCAGGTCTACCCATCCGCCGAACATGCCTATCAGGTCCATAAAAGTAAGACGGTTGAACTCAATGGCAAGCCGATTCTGGAACACATCGAACGTCTAGATCCTCAAGCAGCGAAGAAGTGGGCACAAGGCAAGATTGAGGTAGATAAAGAGTCTTCTCTTCCTCTGATGCGGGAGATTCTTGAGGCGAAGTTTGAACAGGTTCCTGAATTCAGGGAAGCCTTGCTTGCTACTCGTGGACGAAAGATTGTCCATCCTGTAGGAGATACGTTTTGGAAAGAGAAGTTTCCTGAGTTGTTGATGGATCTTCGGGATCGGCATTTGGACGATGCTCCTGCTGCTCCTGCTGCTGCTCCTGCTGCTATTGTTAATGATCTGCCCGTACCAGATGAGTATTTAGGTGACCTCAGTGGTCTGTACGATTATGAAACAGGTGAATTAATAACTGAAAATCCCACTGTTGGTGATCTTGTAGCAAAAGCAGATGAATTGGAAGGAGAGTTTTGGGCCAAGGTCGAACAGGGATTAGAGATTAATACTATAGAAAGCATGAATCCAGACGAGTTTACTGGGGCTTATCAGGCTTTCATGGGTGGCGATGCTGAATATGTTTATACTGGTCTTACGACTGGTGGTGCCCAAAGCATATTTAGGCAACTAGCAAAACAAGGCGAAATCGAAGTCCCTTATATTGTATCTGATAAAGGGTGGGAGGCAGGCGACGATCTGTGGGAAGCCTATGTAGATGATTTTCTAACTCGTTATCCTGACAAAGATCCGATTATCTTTTTGTCGCGGGAATTGGAGGAGTTCCCATCGGGCGGTTACCGTGAAAGTGGCGCACAGTGGTCGCATTTGGACGCTATCGGTCAGTCTGTGCGAGAATGGTTAGAGGGCTACGCTCTGCGGAAAACAGCGATGAAGGTTGCAGACGACGTTCCTGCTCCTACTGCCAAACCATTTGATACCCCCACAGAGGCAGTTACTCCTGCTGGAAATGTCGTCAGAGTAACCTTCCTACCAAAAGCCCCCGGCGCTAAAAATCCGCCCAATGTTGAACATCATCAAGGCGCAATCGATTTGCCGACTGCTTCTGAAATGAGCCAAGAAATTATGGCTCATGGCGGATGGACAGACCATCCGAAACTAAGAGGGGCAACGCCGAGAGTCCATATTCAGGGTGATCCCGGTACCGGGTATTTCTATAGTGGACATCTCTTTGTCAACGATCCCGAAACGGGGCTGACGGTAGTTCATCCGTGGTCACCAGTGCTTCTTGATATTAAGGAACGAGTTGAGGAAATCACTGGTTATCGATTCAATCTTGTTCTTGCACAAAGGTATACGGAGAAAGAGAAACTTGGTTTCCATTATGACAGGAAGCAGCATTATGACAGGGATACTGGGCTGGTAATCGCGCAACCGCATTATCCGCGTGGCGTTTCTGTGCCGGGTGAAGAAGTCGTTGTTTCCGTGAATGTCGGTGATACCCGAACATTCGGGTTTGCTTCAGACTACATCAATGCCAGAGGAAGAGAGCAGATTATCAACCATCCTAATTATTTGGGTGGCGTTGAATTGGGGCATGGCGACATTCTGGTGATGTCGGATGATGTGATGAGGCCGGGTGTGCTGCATAGCATTATTCCGTCGGAGGGTGCGGCTCAGAGTAGACGTATCAATTTGACGTTTAGGCGAGTTGGTGAAGATGTTGAGAGTGCGCCGCGTGATCCAGAGAGGGTGCCTCAAGTTGATGGTGAGGCTGTAAGGCCACCGGACGAAGTGGAATATACAGAAGAGATGGCCCAGCAGGAGGCTTATGAGGAAGAAGTAATGGCTGGGATACCTGAAGAGCATGTAGATGAGTTTGGCGAAGAGATGGACCCGATGGAAAAGGATGCTCTTTTCCGAATGGAAGAAGAAATGCAGTTGGGTCGGGAGGCTGCTCCTGCCGGTCCATCTCCGACACCAGTCACGTTGATTATCTCAGGCGGACAGACTGGCGGAGATCTAGGTGGTCTTCGTGGTGCCGAAACTGCTGGTATCCCAACAGGCGGTGGAGCAACTCAGGGATACCGCATGGAAGGTTCTCCGCATTCGATAGTTGGTCCCGAAATGACACCCTCGGGAGGCTCTAAAGAGACTCAAAGTGCTGCATATACAAAGCGTGCTGAACTCTTGGGAGATCGCTTTGGTTTATCCGAAGGACTTCGTACACATTACATGGCCCGAACGTCAGATAATATTGATAATGCGGATGCAACACTAATCTTCTATCCCAAACAAGGTGACGCCGGAA